ATCATCTGCTGCAGTGACGGCATCCGTCTCACTCTTAGTTACAGCAAAGGAGTTAACTACATCTGAAGCAGTTACCGTCTGTTCGGCTAATATTGTAAGTGGTACTATATAAGCTGTGGCACTAATTGAACTTGCTGGTGCAGCAGTTACACCTATAGAATTTTCAGTCTTTACAGCAGAAGCACTCGACACTGAAGCCGAGGCTAATATAAATGTTGATATTGCGGCTGTAAATTTTATGTTCACTAGAAATTATCTCGTAACCTAAACCTTAATGTATCGTATACTGTATGTACATCACTACCATATGATACAACTATCTCACCTTCATAAGCACCTGCGTCGACGTCTAATACACCTCCGCTGAAATCAAACTGTACCTTACCTGTTGTACCACTATCTAGCTTAGTTGTAGATATAGTAGATAATAATGTTGTGCTACCCATAGCTCTAAACTTAACTGTAACAACTGTTGTACCTGCTGATAAATCTAAGGCGCCGCCAGCGACATCATCTGTTAAGGTTAAAACTATTACTGGTTTCTCATCGCCTTTTACTAATTTAATTACATCAGCCATATTATCCTCAAGCTAGTGGGCGCATCTCAACAGTCATAGACGCACGTGCTGCACCTAGGTTTGTTCTAGCTCTACGCTCTGAAATCTGGAATGAATACTGTTTCGCATGGTATGTAGCTAACTCTCTATCACTCCACTCTTTACCTGGGAGTACAAGTAAGTGCTGCAAAGCACCGTGCATGATTACATTCTCTAACTCATCTAATATAGACTTATCCATCTTAGTCGCTGTACGTAGCGGCTTTAATGCAACAATCATCTTAACATCATACTTTGTTGCATCGTCAGGAACAGGTGCTAAAGCAAAGTTATCAGCGTCGAATTGAGTAATGTATCTAGGCTCTGAGCGTTCATCCGTTGTCGCTTCAGGCCACTTAGGTTGTATATCGTGTAGATGCTCTAGTGTAACAGGCTCTAGTCTACGGCCGTTTAATGTTACAGTTAGGAATGCATGTACCTCTGAATCTGTAGGAGCACTATATGCGTAATCATATACTCCGGGGGTTAAGCGTAGCTTAGGCTGCTCATAACGCCAAGCTAACGTCCTCTCACATGCCTCGATAGCTGCGTCACGAACATACTGTTCGATGATAGGCGTTGGGCAACCTGGAACGCTTGGGGCTAAACGGGCTACAATATCACTAAAGTTACGTGATGCCATTAGATAACCTCCTCATCTTTCATACCTGAAGTCTCAGTATCAGTTACTGGTCGACTTTGAGCACCTACACCTAAGGCCTGCGTAAAGGACTCCTGGAATAACTTAGCTCTATTAGAGTTAACATGCTCATTATCAATAGACTCAGCTAAGAATACCGTAGCATCTAATACTACAGGGAAGTATGCATCTGATAGTAAAGCGACTGCTGTAGTAGCGTCATATACCGGTGGAGACTGCGTGTACTCTACGACTAACTTCTGCCCTGATGTAGCCTTAGGGTAGATAAAAAACTTATTTGGGTTGCGTACATGGCGCATCCAGTTTGTAGCCGCTGCCGCTGTGTCATTCATCCACGATGGTAGGGCCTGGTCTAGTGTCTCACGGTTTACTTCTATAAGGCCATTACCGCCGACTACCGAATAAACCTCTATAATCCGTATTGAATCTGAAGGGGCATCTTGTAATACTGCATTTGCTACACAGGTTACTTCACCCACATAAGCAAATAAATCAGGACGTAACACTGCAATTCTCTTTAGTGCTTGGTTAGCAAACCCTAACAACACTTCGTCAGAATAACGCTGAGGCGAATCAATATCCTGTAGGATACGCCTAGCTTCAGTAATTACGTCATTTAGTATCATTTATGTAACCCTTTTGATGCTTCCGCATCTAATTCTACATTAACTACGTTAGGTTTTTCAGGTATTTTCTTAGTAGTTAAATCCATCTTTGCCTTCCGTTTCTTTTGTTTCTTTGGAACATGTTTCTCAGGAAATGCTATCTCTGCAGAAACTTCTTCGCATAATTTGTTTTCGGCTAGGTATTTATCCCATCCGTATATTGTGCCGTCAATCTTATGACGTAACCATCTTTGTTCTTCCATTTTAAATCTCCTCTAAAGAAAAGGCGGGGGTCGAAACCCCCAACCTTTAGTTACTTACGAACAATCTGCAACAACTGCCCACAAGCGGATAACTGCAGTATCAGCTGCATTGATGGTTTTAACATCAATAGTATCAGCTGCGCTGTAGTATTTACCGTTTGAGTAACCCGTAACAGTATTAGGAGCTGCCTCAGTTAACGCCAAAGACGTAGCGTAAGATGCTGTTGTGTTAGCATTTACACCGTCTAAGAAACCGTCAACATCAGAGCCATCACCAACATCAATAGTTAGTGTGCCACCTTCTGCTGTCGTTACATCTAAACCCACTGCTAAAACCATAGTCTTAGCTGGGATATGTAGTGCTGTCAATACGTCGTTTGCACCAAGAGCTGTTAAGCTCGCTGCTGCACGGTCAGTAGTGATTTTAGCGAAGTCCATAGTAACTTCTAATACACCAACTTTACTTACACCCGAAGCAACGTGAGCTGCTGAGCCTAAGTTATAGCCAGTTCCATCTGTATATGTAGCCATGATAACCTCCTATATTACAGTGTGATTACTGACTGAGACAATGCTTCAGGCTTAACTACCTTGTAACCATACACTTGTAGGCCACGGATAATATTACCGAAAGTTGCTTCAGAACGTAAAGTCTCAAGATTAGTCATCTGCGAAGCAAATGTCATACCCATCTTATGACCACCAATTACATCGAACTCAGAGCCCGTCTTCTTCAAGTTGTGGCTCACGTATAACGTGAATCTGTCAACCATACCTAAACGACCATTACGTAAAGGAGAAGAGCCGTCGCCTGTGATTGATGCATCTTTAAGGTCAGATTGCTTAATGTACGCAGCCATCTTAGCTGGGATAATTAAGAAACGGTCACTCTCAGGAGCGTTAGCTTCGTCAAGTGCTAGACCCATATTGATGATGTGCTCGATAACGTTAGACTTAGTTACAGCAACTGGAGTACCAGTTACACCTAAGTTAATGTTGCCAGAGATAGCACCAGCTGTTGCGCCTTTGTTGCTAGCTGAAATATCTGGTAGGATATCAGTTAACACACGTTGGTCAATCTTAATCTTCATACGCTCAGAAGCGTCTTTAGACCATTGGTCCATCATCTTGATGTCTGCTTGAACTTTATCTACGTCATCTTCAACCGCAGCAAAATACTCACCTTTATCGATAAGTAGTTGTAACTTAGGTTTATCTGGGTTTTCAACATTTAATGTTTGACCCTTAACGTAATCGCGGATTGTTAACTCAGGTGTAGTACGGATATTAACCGTGTCGCCATAAGCTTTAATCTCGCCCTCATAGTCAGTATTAGAAATTGCTGACAACACCGTAGCGTCGTAGAAATTTTCAATAAGTTTGCCTGACCAAATCTCTGGGATAAAGTTCCCAGTGTATGCCGGTTTACCGGATGATACTGCAAAAGCCATTGTAGCCTCCTATATTATATTATGCAGTGACAATACGACCGTCTCGCTGTGCAGCGAAAATGTCGCGCTCTATTCTAGCACGCTCTTTGTCTTGACCTTTATAATGCCCTGACTTAACTGCATCATAAAACTGTGCAATATCTGACGGGGTGTAAGTCTGGTCACCATTTACTGCAGGGGCACCGGCGGATTTACCCTTACCTGGTGCTACCTGCTTCTCTAGTTGACTCTGCGCGCTTTTTGTTTCTTGCTGAGCTCGTGACATACCGTTCATATCCCCCCAAGTTGAGAAAAAGCTAGCTACCCTACGTACATCGAAGTTGCTCTGAGCATCCTCTAAATATGTCTGGCGGCTAATTCCTGTCAATGGGTCAATCTCTAATAACCAGTTTTGAAACTCTGGCTTCTCGTTGATATCTCTCCAATTAGGGACATCAGACTCAAGTGCTGACCAGAACGACTGTTCATTATTCTGTGCTTGCTGCTGTGTTATCTGCTCTACGCGAGGCATCACATTAGTTTGCATCTGATTAATTGTCTGTTCTAAATAAGCAATGCGCTGATTAGCAGCATTAGTTTCTTCTTGGCTCACACGACGCATAACGTCGATTGAGTCACCGTAATCCTCTATGTCCTGCTCTGTTACCAGAGTGTGCGGAGCTTCCGGCTCTGCCGGTGTAGGTGTTGGTTGACTCGCTGCTGAGCTAAGAAGTTGCTCTAGCTGGCTAATTCTACCCGCTAATTCTCGTTTATCTGCGTGTAAACGTGGAATCTCTGCGTTGTACATTCCTTGTAGTGTCTTATACTTTTGTTCTAATGATTTATCATCTTGTGGTGCTGCTTCCGTTTGCTCTTCTGGTGCAGCTTGGGTTACTTGTTCATCAACACGGTCGGCCTGTACTTCTTCAACTACTTCTGCCTCTTCAGTAGATTGGGCTTCTACACCCTCTTCATTAAGGTCTTCATATAATTGTTGTACAGCCTCTGACTGTTTCTTCACTTGCTCTGGTATTGCCATGTTATCGCTCCTATTGGTATGCGTAATAAAATACAGCTATCATTTTGACTCTGCTGCGTGTTCTGGGGACTTTTCTGCGAACTCATAGAGTTCTTTTAAAACCTGACACCGTCCCTGAGCTAGTGCCACATTCGTAGTAACGTGGGGTAATTGCATTAGTTCATGCTCCTGCCACCCTTTTATCCAGTCTAATAAAACTGGATGCTGGCGTACAGTCGCACCTAATGCATGAATAACCTCTGGCGAAGGCTTTATCAACCTGCACCTCCCGTTACACGGTTACTCACTGTGTTTCCTTCCATGCCACCTTTGGGACTACCGTCTGGCTGTGTTGGAGTTCCGCCTGCTTGCTGCTGAGGCTGCTGTTGTGCAGCTTGCTGAGCTAGCTTGGCATTCTCGCGTTCAACGAAACCGGCCTTCTCCCGAGATGGAATGATGTCATCCACAGGCATCTGCAACCCTTTAGCCACTTCGCGAAGTATCGCGGCACGGCCATCCTTACCAACGATTTCCATATCGATTTCGTTGGCGGTTGCATTAAGAAATTCTATTCGGCGTACATTAACAGTTTCTTTAACTGCTAAGTTGATAGCGCCACGAGCGATAATCTCAACATCACCCTTAATACTTTCATCTTCATCATAGCGCATGTTGTAAACAAACTGTCTATGAACAATCTTTTTAATTATGTCGCTGTCAATATGCATGACAACTTGTCTAATACCTTTACCAGCTGAGCCCATTAACATGGATAAGCCTGACGCTGTACGTCCTGCTCCATGAACATTAAGGTCACCTGAAATATATGACGGGATGCCTGAGTGGTCGTCAGCTAAGGCGCTGAACTTCTCATACACTCCCATAAGTGTTTGTGCATTATCGTCAGGCTGCGTGAACCTTACGGCTGGCGCACTCGACCCCATAGGGTCGTTAGTAACTTGCCAAATCTTCCAAGGGTGGAGCTGAGTAATGTCTTCATTCGGGGGAATACGTTCGAGGTTAACTTCCACTTGAGGACCTGAAGAGATGCCCATGTTGTTAACCAGAGCTCTCGCAGCTGCGTTACAAATGTTCTGTACATCTTCGATAACTTCGGGTATACCTTTTCCCCAAAAAGCTCCTGGGCTTTTAATAAGTGATGTTTTAGCATAGGGTTTTTCTCCTAGTGGGTCGTAGTTTAAAACAGCTTTCAGTATATAGTTTCCACATATCCATACACAAGCCTCATACTCACGCGCCTCATCTGGCACCTCTTCCTCGTCCAAGCCCCATTCACGTAGCATCTTACCGCTAACCTTACCATGGAACTCTAATGCATCAAAAATTTCTGTTGGCCTATTGAGGCTGTTCGGCTTACGCTCTGCATCTTCCTTCTCAATCTTAACCTCTTCATTAACCCAGCTATTCGAATTACCTTCGCGAAGCAACTTACGTATAGCCTCTTCATCATAGTTAGGTACACCGATAAGTTCTGATAACTCCATACGAGTTAACGGATGATGTTCGAACATGTATCCTTCATCAATATCTGTAATCCCTGGCTCAGGGTAAATCTTAAACGGGTCAACTCTCTCATACTCAGGAGCTAACTCTTCGCCCGCCTTAGCAACTGTCGTACCTGTCTCGTCCTGCGACCACTCCAACTTACGCTGACGTCGTACTACGGGCCCTTTAATGAATGCACAAGGGAAGGTAACGATGTCTGTAACAAACTCGTTGAACGCATCAGCCCAGCCGCCTTGAGCAAACTGGTCGCTAATCTTAATCTTCATTTTGTCAGCACGATTCTGTGCTTCTTGTAATATCTTAAAGCGATAGTCCTGTGTGACCATCTCTTTCATCTCTGCCGTCTCACCCGGAGTTGGTGCCTGACCTGTCGTCTCAACAACCTTTAAGATGTTAGCAGCGAACACTGCTTCAATCTCTTGCGTCTGAGCAGGAGATAAATCAGGAAGGGGGGTTGGACCTAAGTCCCAAGGTGGGGTACCAGTGTCTAATAAGATGTCACGTAGCCAGCTCTCACCAGCACGACACTTAACTTCTGTAATCCCCATGTAAATTGCTGAGCCACCTTGACTCTGAATCGCAGTTAACTTATCAGGCTCGTACTCACCGTTACGTTGACGCATAGCTTTAAGCATAAGAGTCTCAATTGGCTTCTTAGCTTGCTTAGCTGCATCCCAACATTCGTGTAAATAGGAGGTTAATCCTAGAAATAAGGGCTCATTCTGGCGTTCTTGAAGCTCACGGTCAGCATTTTCCTGCTCATCCGCTACCATTGTGGCATTATCCACTACTCTAAGAACTGTCAATCCTGGCATTTATTTCCCCCAAAAACCCTAATATATGGGTATGTATGTCTAGTTTTACACGTTTTGTTTGTCATATGCAACTATTTTATAATAAAAGTTCCCCCGAGAGGTGACTCATCGAGGGAGTGGGTGCGTAACTACAATGTGGAAGAGGAGAGTAAACCACACCCGGGCGTATCATATCATGTCCAACCCATCGCTGGGGCAGGTTTTACATTCCTTCTGCGATTTAATTCTATTCCTTCCTCTATACTACCAATATGAAGCATCAAATACTGCAGTGCTTCCGCAACATGCGAGTGTTTGTTCTTATCAATCGTACCATTCTTCTTGTGATATCTATACCCACCCATCATCGCACTCTTAAGCTTCGTACATCTAGGGTCAACTAGGAACGCCGTGTCCCCGTCTACGTGCCTCATCAAGTATTCGTCCACCGCGTTGAGCCTCGCCGACACACTGTTCGTCTTCGCAGGCCTCACCTTAAACCCTTCAGCCTTGATTATGTCCACCGCCGAGCGCTCATCCGTCTGCGCTCGCTGCACACCAGCTGGGTCCACGATTATCATCACTGGGCTCCCTGGAAACCTCTCATATAGCAGCGGCTTGAGTACCGTCCGCATGAACCTCTGCACACCCATATCGAAGCTGACAGCCTCGTCAAGGATTATCGCCCGCCCCCTAGCGTCCTGCTGCCCGATGACTGCAGCGGGGGTCAACCCCAAGTCCATCCCAACGACGACAGGCCTCACACCGTTAACAATCGGATTAAGCGGCTCATGTGCCATGTGGTAGTCAGGGCGAAAGTATTTGTACACTGGCATGCCAGCGCTCGATAGCCCATACTCACCATCAATATAAACCCTTATATATTCTTCAGACCTACCCTGAGTGTCATAATACCCCTCTGGCAAATTCTCAACATTCTCCCCCTCCGGACTCCGACCTGACGGCTGCTTAAACACATCCCACCCGTTGTCGTTAGGGCTCACCCCATCCTTCGGGTCGATATGTTCCATCTGATAATACCACCATGTGTCCATCGTCGGCGGGTTGGTATCCCCCCACATCCCATGCCACGTCGGCCCTCCGTCCTTGTTACTCGGGAATCGCCCCACACGTTTAGACATCGCATCAATAATATCCGGGTGTATGTCCCGGCACTCGTTGAACCACGCGAACGTCAGCTCCAGTGAGTTAAGATTCGCCACGTCGTCCGCGTCGTCCAGCGCTCGGAACATCACCTCACACTCAACATCCCCCATCTTCATGAAATACGTCTTGGTCGTACGCATGTACCGCCCACACTGCCCCGGCGGGAACCAATCTAAAAATGTTTTAATTGTTGTATCTGCTAGCTGACGTGCTGTCTCACGAACTACGGCTGCCCTAGTTTTTCTAAT